TAGGCAAGCCTTGTAAGAATTTATATCAAGAAGAAATCGCATCAAATCTTAATGGCGTACCAGATACAGAAATAGATGCAGACACGCGTGCTAGATGTCTTTGCGTGCCAGAAGGTCGTGACTTCACTATCCGTCGTGCAGTTAGTAACCGAGCCAACCAGATGGCTAGCGGTGTTGATCGATACGAGTATCAGATCAATGATCCGTATATGCTTGTAGACGATGAGACAGAAGACTTACTCGCAGCAAAATGTGAGCAGGACTATATCGAGAATAACCTAGAGCAGTTCTCGTCGACATTCTCACGCGATCTTACTCTTTATGGTTTAGCTGCTGTGCTTGTTAAATATTGTCCTGAAAAAGATAAGAATATTATTTACCGCGTTCATCCAAAGAACGTGTGGTTTGATACTATGTATTCTTCCACTGGCAAAGAGCGTTTCCGTGGCTATTCTACAATGATTTCTTTTGCTAAGCTTAAGAAGATTCTTGAGCATGACCTTGATGAGATCAACCCTAATCTAGAAGTTCCTGATCGTTCTATCTTCAACAAGAATGGTGTTTTAGATAAGCGAATTAAGTACCAGGATAAGAAGATTGTCGACTTAAACGACCTAGAAATATATGTCCAAGATATGAACAAATTGGCTGTTAGCCCAAGCCTTCAAGGTCGCGAGTATATGGCGAACTGGTCAGAATACGATCACGATCTTCGTAACTGTTATAACCTCAACTGGTATAAGACTTTTGCACAGGATCCTGAAGCTAAGACAAATAGCGGATACAACGGTGATGATGTTGAGCTTACGGTTATGTACGATCTCGATAGAAAGATCGAGTTTAAGATTATTAACCGTCGCTTCGTGATTTCGGCAAACCATAATGCGTTCTGCCGCAAGATTGCATTCCCAATCTATAATCCAATCACAGATAAGACAACATATCGGATCGATGATTTCTATCTCGATTGTCCTCTTAAATTCCAGTATGAGAATCTTGAAGGTAGAGACGCGTTGCCATATCCGATGCCGCCTGTTGCTCCGCTACTAGATCTGCATGACACTCTATGTGCATGGCGCGCTAAACGTGAACATGTCAGCAAACTTCTTGCTATTCTACGTATCGAAACAAATGGTGCTGATGCTCGCTCGATCGAAAACGTTCTTAACGTTATGGGCATCATCATGGATGACATCCAGGGTGACATCAATTCTATTAACTTCCAGTACGACTACACGCCAATCGATTCTGAGATTCAGTATTTAACCAATACGATTATCCAAGACTTGCATGCGTATGATCAGTTCGACGCTTTGCAGGCTATGGGCGATCGTGCATCAGCAGCAGAGGCTGGTAACGCAATCGGTGCAGTTGCCCAGGGTCTTTCTACTCATCAGAATGCTATCATGCATCTGTATGCAGAAATCGCTCGTCAGAGCATCGCAAACCGAGTAGCGTATTCTCCTAAGCAAGAGTTCGCCGTTACAAATCTTGGGCAGTATTCGTCTATTACTATCCAGCAAATGGCCCTTAATGCGGTTATCAACGTTAAGCCTAAACTTGCTCGTATGATACAGGAAAAAACAATTGCAACAAATGCGATTACGCTTGTATCTAATTTCAAAGATATACTTACTCCTGAAGGTATTGCATATTTCCTAGAACAAGCTATGCTTGGCCAGGCTCCACGTAAGACAATTAAGAGCTTTATCAATATTCAGGGATCTACTCAACAAGAGCGAGATACTGCTCAGTTACAGGCACAGAATATGGCTCAGATGCTTCAGCAGAATCAGATGGCATATGAGCAGGATCCAATGTCATATGAGACTCAGAATATTATGGAAACTCAGAATCCAGAAGAGATTGACGAAATTATCGCTCAACTCCAGAATTCTCAGAATAGCGAACAAGTTCAAGGCTCTCCACTAAACCGTAGCGCTATAGAGAGTGCAGGCAGCGATATGTCTTCACTAGATATGGCTCAGCAAGCAGGAGCGATGGCTCCAGGTCTTGAAGGTATGACACCTGACGCTGGATCGGCTATGGCGAATCCAAATAGTTTTGGCGAAAGCGCATTCTAGTGTATACTACATAAGTCCCCCATGACTAGGCTTCGACCTAGCGGGGGACTTTTTGTTATACTGAAATTATGGCAACCAAAAGAGAAATTAAAATAGACAAGCTCGTGGTAGACAATTACTCAACTGAGGAAATACTAGAAGAGTGCGTGCGCCAACTTGCAGATAAGATGACAGAGGAAGCTCTTGGAGAAAAGATGGTCTATTGGAAGATTATAGAAGCTCTAGAAGCAAAACTCTGTGGACAGAAACGCACAAAAGTTTTATAGTATAAGTATTCATCTGGGCTTTCCATAGATCCTCCCGGATGAAGTATTGTAGGACAACCGCTCTATCTGTTGGGAGCGGTTTTTTGTTTTGTGTTAATATGAAATTACATAAACATAATCAAGGAAACTATATGGAAAATACTCCTATGGCACCCGCAGAGCCAGCAGCATCAGCAGCGTCTGTGAGTGAAACAACTCCTACAAACTCTAATGCCGTTCCAGCTGCAGCTCCGGCTACTCCTGTAGCTAATATCCCAGCAGATAAGATCGAGGCTTTCAACAAGTTTATCGATGCTAATGGAGGCTACGATAAGGCATTCGCAAAACTTAAAAGCGATGTATCTACTCCTGCGCAGGCTCAACATCAGCAACAGCCACAACAGCAATTACAGCCTAACGCTGTTCCGCAGAATGATGTCGAAGTCGGAAATGGTCCATTCAATATTCCAAAAGGATTCGTGACTCCTCAAGAAGTAGCTGCACAGCAATACTTCATGGGCATTGCAAATGAAGAAAAATATGCGCCTATCGCAGATGAAATTCGCTCTGGCTCTATCTTCAAAGAGATGGGCAAATTCGGTATTCAGCCAGTACAGAACGGCATGTTTAACGATCGCCAGATTCGTAACTTCTTGGATCTATACGCTAAGACTAAACCAGCTGTTCCTACTACGGAAACAGTTACTTCAACTCCTACCGTCGACTATGTGAATGTTGGCGATCAGATTCAGTCGCGTGATGACGCGCTTAAGATTTTGGCACAGAACCAGAAACTTGGTAATGGTGTTGCTAAACATCCACAGACTGATGCGGCCATGTCATTCCTCAAGGAATACTACAAAAAGAAATAACGAGCTTTATAGGCATTAAAATAAAGGTATGATTTGCAATCAAGACATACCTGAAAAGAAGTGCCCTAAAGTCAATTGCAGAAGGGACGACTGTTGTGGTTGTCCCTTTCGCAAGGTCGTAATTCCTGCTGTCGCAGGAGACGACAAGACTGGGCAAGTCATCCCAGAAAATGGGCTTTTTGCCAATGCTTTAGTTGAATACGAAGCAAATGGCGCTTTATATATTTATTCATCGGACGGGATTTTCACAGATATCACTCCAAAACAGGGTAAACCTGGACAGAGTGCTTTATCTGTAACTGTAGGTGAAACCAATACTGGCGATCCAGATACTAATGCACGCGTTACAAATTCTGGAACAGACTCTAATATAGTTCTAGATTTCACTATTCCTCGTGGCGCTCAAGGCCCTCAAGGGCCAGCCGGAGAGAGCGCTGTAACAGTGAATGTAGGCAGCACGACTACTGGATCAACAGGAGAAAATGCGAGTGTAACAAACTCTGGAACAGATAAGAATGTAGTTCTAGATTTCGTAATTCCTAGAGGTGCAAAAGGCGAAAATGGCGAAACCGGTCCAGAAGGTCCACAAGGTGTTCCTGGAAAAGGAATTACGACAGTATCACTGAATCCTGACTATACTCTTACGCTAAACTATTCTGATGGCTCGTCATATACGACATCATCTATCAGAGGTGAACAAGGTCCTCAAGGTCCAGCTGGTACTTCTCCAAACAACTCTCAAGTTAACTTCAAAGACACAGATGCAAATACTATCGGTAGTCTTACCGTAAACCAAGAATCAGACAGCAATATTACTATTCCAACTGCTAGCTCAACTAGATTCGGTATGATTAAGGCTAGATATGATTCAGGCACAGGTACTTTGTATCTAAGCACTAGTGGAGAAGCTTAATGGCGATTCAATTTGGCGGTAATGCTGTTAATTCAATTTCGTTTAACGGAAGCGATGTTTTTGCTGTTGTCTTTAATGGAGCAATAGTGTTTTGCAAAGGCATAGCATCTAATTCTGAATTTATAACTGTAAACGATACCAGGATAACAGAAAATGTTATCTACGACACAGAACATACCTATACTAATCCTCTAGAAACTGTGACAAGTCTGAAAAGCAAATTAACTCCGCCAAATGCTACTTTGCATATTTACGATACTAACGGTAACGAAGTATCTGACGCATCAACCGTCGGGACAAAGTTCACAGTTTCATGCGTAATAAATGGCGCAACAGTTGAGAGTAAAACGTTTATACAGAAAGGCGATCTCAACAGTGATGGATCAGTAGATTCTACAGACTCACAAATTATAATCGACCATAGTAATGGAACTGCAATTATCACTGATACTGACATTTTAAACGCAATGGATGTGAACGACGATCAAGAAATCAACTACAAAGACCGTGGTGCCATAATCAATTTTATAAATCGACTAGAATCTTAGTAAGTTACAATAGAACTATAATAAGGAGGTTTTTGATATGTCATTATTTGGTACAGATCAAAGTACTTGGCAGCCGAATCAGGTTACTGAAGGCGACTTTATCATCGTGAAAGCCACTGAAGGCACAGGATATGTAGATCCAACTTGCGATGTTAAATATCAAATGAATAAGAACGCTGGAAAACTTCTTGGCGTCTATCATTACGCTAGACCAGATTTGGGAACAACAGCTGAAGATGAGGCTCAGTATTTCGTAGATAATATCAAGGGATATATCAAAGAAGCTATCTTGGTATTAGACTGGGAATCAGCAAACAAGTGGGATGTAAACTGGGCTAAGCGTTGGCTAGATAAGGTATACCAACTTACAGGTGTTAAGCCACTAATCTACATGTCTAGTTCTGTCACATTCGCATACGACTGGTCTAGCGTAGTAGCCAGTGACTATGGCCTTTGGGTTGCTAACTACGGCAACAACGATGGATCAGACCATGGCTGTCCTGAAGTAGGATATTGGGGCGTCGTTGCGATGCATCAGTATACTTCTAACCCAATTGATAAAGACAACTTCTTTGGCGACGCTAATGCTTGGAAAGCATATGCTGGTGCTAGTGGAAATACTCCTACTCCTGCTCCTGCTCCAAAGCCTGTTAAGAAGAGTAACGAGCAGATTGCTGATGAAGTTATCGCTGGTAAGTGGGGCAACGGTCAAGATCGCAAGAATCGTTTGATTGCTGCAGGCTATGATTATCAGGCGGTCCAAGATATCGTCAACAAGAAATTGGGCGGTGGCGGCTCAACTGGATATCAGTACTACACAATTCAACCAGGTGATACTCTATCTGCTATCTCTGCACAATTCGGCACATCTATCAGCCAGCTTTGTGCATGGAACGGTATCTCGAATCCGGATATTATTTATAGCGGCAACACGATAAGGGTAAAATAGGAACTATATGGCTACGACAAAATCTACTAAGAAGACCACAGCAAAAAAGGCTAAGGTCAAAGAAGTAAGTGACGAGTTAAAAGAGGAAATGGAGTTGCCAGCAACGGCGGTCGTAACTCCTGTTTCACAGGCGACTGGTCTGATTTTCAAGAACAAGACATATGATGTTCTTAAGTTTATCGCTCAGATTGTTTTGCCAGCAGTAGCAACGCTCTGGGTTGCGATTAGTACAATCTGGCAACTTCCATTGAGCGACCAGATTGAAGGCACTATAACAGCAGTAGTAGTATTTCTCGATACTATTCTTGGATTAACATTAGCCAAGGCATCGAGTGACTACCATAAGGGCGATGCATAGTGTCTGACGACATAATAATAGCGCTGATAACGGCGGGCGTTCCGTCCGCCTTTACAGCCGTTACCACTTTGTATCAAAACCGTCTTAGCAAAAAGCATGCTGCTAGGAATAGTATTTTGCAGCTTATAATGGAAGACCATATATCTGTTCAGGAAGGAAGATTGCCTACAAATTTTCAGAGCGTGCTGCACGAATATGATATTTATAAGAAGAACGGAGGCAATAGCTACGTTAAAGGTAAGGTGGACGAATATATAGATTGGTTCGCCGAACAAGAGAAGCGCCTTAAAAGCTAGGCTTGTTATCAAAATATTAAAAAATTTCTGCAATTTTGATTATATTTCCACTGGCCTAGCTTTTAGGGCACTTCAGCCTTAGTACATTACAAGGAGGTGATCATATGCTATTGATCATAAAACCTAACGGAAAAGATAGTAAGGCTCTTTATGAAGAGCTTTATAGAGTTACATCTGGCGATATATCTGTAACTGATTTGATAACAAAAATCTTTGTATCGTTGCCAGCAAGCGCTAACTACGACCTGGATACGGTTATCTCGATATGCGAGAAATATGGCGATACAGCCGGTAGCGATACTTGAGATATTTTTCCTCCTTAATAAAATCCCCGACATCATGTTGGGGATTTTTCAAAAAATAAACGACTTTTTATTTTTAAGCTAAAAAGATGGCATATTGTAGTTAAGTCTACTTGCGAAGTAGAGCGACTGTTAAGATTCGACCCCTGAGCCTGCGAAGCCCTGAGGCAACGTTATCGATCCAGCCGGTTTACGGACAGCTAGAGAAATTGACGATTCGCACTCGCCAAAGACTATAGATGTTAGACGAGTAAAAGATAATAACTATAAAGGAAATTATGGCTATCTCAGAAACCACCTATAAGCAGACTGTCGTAACGGCCCCAACGACCCCATCGACAACAAGCGTATTTGACCTCAACCTCATGGCTCCATTGATCCGTGAGTTAGTCGTCGACGGTGTTATTGACGAACCGAAACTCTCCCAGGATTTGGACAGCTCCCGTTCATTCTTTACTGGTCAGAACGTCATTAAGACCGATTTCTTGCTAAGCAACCTTAAATTTGGTCAGCAAGTCCGCGTTAATATTGAAAAAGATCAGAATCCTTTGAGCTTGTACCAAAAGTCTCAGCTCGATTACCAAGAAGTAGATACATGTCATGATCAGATCAAACTTGACTGTACTGTTCCTTGCATAAACACGCTCCCAACATTCCAGTACATCGTCTTCCGCTTTGACTGCGAATACGCTTACGGCGTTCGCGCTTGCGACAAGAACAAAGATTTCTGGGATTATGATTACTTCACCAAACAGTACGCGCTTTCACGCCGTGCAGAGCAGTTTGGCCGCGAATTGGATCTCTGGAACACCGTTATCAAGGGTCTCATTGCTGCACCAGCAACTACCGTTGATGCTAAGGTCGCAAAAGAACATCCAACTCACTATTGGAATAACCTCGGTACAGTTGGTTGTGCTGGTCGCGAAGCTATTCAGATGGCTTACTGGTACATGGTTACCAACTTCCAGGATGTCATGCCAACCGTATTCATGACGGACGAGGCTGCTCGCGAACTCATCAAGAGCGTAGAAAACCCATACAACCTCAACCGTGCCCAGAACGTTGTTAACACCTTCGAAGAGTGGAACGTTCCTGGCTTCATCGCAAGCACAGCTGTTAAGGAACTTCTCCCAGCAGTCGGTAGCGTTGTCATCATGAAGCGCAGCCCATGGTTGACTGTAGCAAATGAAGGCAACATTACATCTCAGTTCCCACTCTGGAGTGCAGATGGCAAGAAGCAATATGTTGCTCTCTTGGATCCACGCGTTGGCTTCCAGTTCGCTAAGGATGGCTACCACCTAGTTATCAATCCATATGACTGCGATCACTTGATCCGCGGTATGGTCGATACTGAATATGTAGGCTCAGGTATTACCTTCCCTCAGTGGGGTCTTATCCTCGAGTTCTGCGCAAGCGACTTCAGCATCAATTGCGAACCATGCGCTGCTTAGTCTAGGTAAACAGAAAAACTTCCTCAGAAATGGGGAAGTTTTTTGTTTGCGTTTGTATTAGTAGACAATAAAAATATGAGTTTTATAAATAATTTAAGAGCACTTCTTGCGTACGCAGGAGGACAAGACGACGAAACTGAAGAAAGTTTCTACGATAGGCTAGATAAACAAAAGCAATTCTATACGCCAGTCAGGAACGCAAAACCAGCAGATACCAAAGACGATAGAGTACCAGTGGAAAGACATGTTGTTAGCGGAAGATACCATCCAGAAATTCCAGAATATTGGTCGGCAGAAGATTACGATATAGTTAAGCAGGACGACTCTGGAGAATGGTACAGTACCCCAAATAGCACCGCGAGAATATATCGTGATAATAATGGCAATTTCGTAGGACTCGATACTCCGATGCAGAGCTATGTTTTTTCTCCTGAAGAAGACGGACTATCTAAGATAAAAAATATCTTAGACAAGATGCAGAAAGACGGGAAAACAAAAGTTATATTCAAGGGTTTAATAGAAAATCCGAATAATTCGGAAGAGCCGCAAATTATGAAAAATTAAAATACCCTAGTATTAGGGGATAATAAAAATATGAGTTTCATAGATAATTTACGTCAGTGGACGTCGGAACAATTCGATAAAATGACTGACCAGCAAAATACTTATCACAGGTCTTCTGGTAAAACTCAGAAGGAGTTTGAAAACGATATCGAAACATATAAAGCATTAGAGAAAGGTATACTAGCAGATGCATTGCTAAGTTCTGCGGGATTAGGAACTGGACTTGGAGTAGGCTTGCTCGGTACAGCTGGCTCTACTGTAGTTCCTGGTATCGCTGGTATGGAAGTAGTTAAAAGCACTGCTCCTCTTTTGCCTGCTGGTACGGCTGCTATATTAGGCAGTGTTGCTGGAGGAAGTTTAGGCGGAGGTTTCGCAGGTGCAGAAAAGCAGTGGGACAATAAAGAGAATGGTGGTACAGACTTTGAATCTATAAAACCAGTTGATAAGTCTGATATGGAACCAGAGTCTTCAGATGAAGAAGATGATGACGATGATGATAAAGAAGAAGAAACCGAGGAAATGAAATCTCCAGAATACGATATCGACGAGATGGCTGGCGAGTTTATCCTTGGCGCATGGGGCAATGGTCAGGACCGTATCGATAATATGATCAACGCTGGATATTCATTAGACGACTATAACAAGATTCAGCAACGTGTTAACGATGCGTATGCATCAGGTCGTGATCTTCATGAATGGACAAATAACGCAGCTCATAAATTGGGTTACTGGTAGAAAAAGAGAGGACTATTCGTCCTCTTTTTCTTCTTCGCGATCCGACTCACAGCTTTTACATCCGGTCATATCTTGGCCGGTTATTTTGCTCCAGATAGAGTCTACGATGTCTTCTATCTCTGATAGCTCTTCTATATCGCCAGTGAATGTTTCGTATGCTAGCTGTCTAAGTGATGCAGACGCTTTGCCGAGACACCATAACTCATCTGGGCAGTCTGGAAAATGTTTACGCATAAGACTGCGTCTAGCGTCTTTTGCTTGTTTAGCGAGTACTGCGTACCATACTCGTTCTTCTTCTTCGATGTTAGGTGAGACCATGCTCCTTAGTGCGTGTCTCTGGACATGTTCTAGTTCACCAATCGCCAATATTAAATCAGATATGTTAGCTTTTTCGCTGTCGAAACTCATAAGGTTATAATAACACTATGACAGAGTCGTATAGCTTTGAAGACAGGCAATATATCGATCCTACAGTTTCTCGAAACGAGCAACTTGGGTTTATCGATAGGCTTCGAGAAATAGAAAATAAAGATTTGCGCAAGATAGCCACCGATACGCATAATCTTGGCACAGATGTACCGTCTAATCTTGGTGGCTTATCTGGAACTGGAGCACCTAACAGTTTAGGAATAAGCGGCGCAGACACAGGTTCTGCTGGTATTTGGCGCAATCGCTACGAGCGTCCGCAAGTGAATGCTTTGGTTTCTGATCTTAAGGCAACAGCTCAAGCTTCTGCACTTAACACTGCTCTTAACAATATGCTTAATCAATATAAGAACAAATATAATCAAGCGGCACGTGCGGCTGCTAAAAGCGGCGGCAACGGTAACGACGACCCGTATAACAAGAACGAAGGCGATCCATATAGAAAAATTCTTAATACCGGTGCCGTAAATGGCAAACTTGGTAGCTATATGGTCAAAGATAAAGATGGCACTATAAAAAGTGCTATAGACGTTATCACTGGAAGCGATGGCAAGATCACTGGAGTAAACACAGGTATGTTTTCTTATGGCGCAGAAGGAGAAACAGGAACATCTGGCGCTCAGTATCTCCAGAACCTAATCAACCAGGGATATACATTCTGGGACAGTAATGATAAGCAACACATAATCGATACGGGGTTATAAAATGGCGAACATACTTGAAAATATAAAAGAACATGGATTAGTAGGAGGTCTTGTTGAAGCAGCTCGTGACTCTTTCGGTAAGGGCGAATATCAAGGTCCTGCTCATTTTTATGTCGTTGACGAGAATGGCGATAAGACTGAAGTATCCAATGAATCAGCGACTCCTATCTATAAAACTCCTACTGGTTTTTCTAACACTCGTAGTTATGCTTACTTGACTCAAGGCGACAACGGTAAGCTAACGCTAAATTACTCATCTGATCTTGCGAATAGCGATGCTTTCAGGAAGAACTATCTTGATAATGATACTTTCAAAGAAGTAGTCAGGTCGTATAACGCTAATACTAATGCTGACACGGTTATTCAAACCAAGAACGCAGACGGTACAGTAGAGAATGTAAAATTTTCTGATCTCATCGACAACTACAACACTGCGTTGAACGAATTCGCATCTAACTACGAAGGATTCTCGTTAGTAAGAGATAATTTCAAGAACAACACAGGCTTTGACTTATCTGATGAAGAAATTCGCATCGCAACAAATACTATTAACGATGACGATAAAAAATCAGAAACCAAGGCTATCTTTTTGCCGCAAGAATGGCTAAGTATCTACGACTTCTCAAAACTACCTTCATTTGACGAAGAAACAAAAACTGTATCTGCTAAGGACTTCTTCGAAGCGTATGACCTCGATAAAGATGGAGGCATAAACGAAGAAGCCTGGAACGAAATGATTGGTTCCGCTAATGGCATAGTAGCTAACGCGTACTCTGGCAATATGAAGAAAAACGTCGACGAGGACGCAGAAGGCGACGAAGAGGCAATCGCTACAGCAAAAGACAGGCTTGTAAGGGCATATTCCGCAAGCAATCTTTTAGCGAGCCATGATCCAGAACAGAGCTTCTTGCATACTGTAGGCATTGTTTCTAGTAATGCTGTTCTAACTCTTGGGAATAATGTCTCTCAGGTAGTAGGAAAATTCGCCACTCTAGAAGGTGCAGTCATCGACTCAGTGACATATTTTGGCGAACTGGGTATTGCTTCTATTAAAGACAAAAGTATTCAGATGGCTACACTTCAGGGTGCAGTAGCAGAAGACTTCCAGAGCGGCGCAGTAACACCAAATAACTTCAATGAATATATTGATGGTATCTTGGTTAGCTCTACTGATGGGAGCATGTCTGAAGTTGAAAAGGTGAAAGCTGAATGGCAAGCAAAGATAAAAGGAAAGCAGACGCTAGCCGATCTTTCGTACGCAGAAGGTACGACGTTCCGAGATATGCAAGACGCAGTAGATTGGCAGATTGCTTATACTGCTGAGATTGCTCCTGTCGCAGCACAGGCAGGCGCTATAATGGGCGAGTTCGCGTTCTTGGCTCTAGAAGTAGCAGTGGCTAATGGTCTCGGTAGTTCTACTGGCGCTCTAGTATCTTCTGAAGCTGGAACAGTAAAAGCGCTGTCTACTGCATTCAAGTCTACATCTACACTTACTAGGCTTAAGTCTCTAGCTAGTTTTGCGGCACGAAATAAAGCTGTTTCATTCTCTGCCAATATGCTAACGCAGGCTATGGTTGATACATTTGTGTTCGAAGATACAGATACTTTCTTAAATGCATGGGCTAGGCTCGATTCTGGAGCACAGAAAGAACTCTCTAGAGCGTTTACAGATAATCTTATAGGTAACTCTGTAGCTGAGGTTATAGGCATTGGCAGTAGCGCAATTGGTGGTAAATTAGCCGCAAGCAATAATAAAGGTATCTTATGGATTAGATCACGCGCAGCTAAGGCGGCAGCTTTGGCTTCTTTGCCGAAGAAGAAAGCTCAGGCAGCTTTTGCTGGTACGAAGATGGCTCAACTGCTAAGTAAACCTATAGGCAAAGGAGCACGCCAAGCGTCAGATATGTTTATTAAGGCAGTCAATGAAGGCTCAGGAACCGTATTCAAAGCAAAGACACTTGAGGAATATAACGTAGAGAAGTTCCAAATGGAATATGCTGCGACTAAAAATATCGCTTATGCAAAGGCAGGTGATGTCATCGTTACTGACTTCGAGAAGAATACTACAAAGGTTTCAGAAACAACTACTGAGGCAATCCTTGGCAAAGTAGCAGAGAAGAGTAACTTCCTTAATCAGGCAGCAAGAATTGCTGAAGGCGTCAAAGCAACTACTGATAGCATAGTAGCTGATGAGACTGTAGGAGCTGCATACAAGGGTGTTACTGATGGCGCTGTTGAGCTCCAGAAGACGCTTAAATGGAAAGACTTCAATCCAGCAATGGGCAAGTACTTATCGCAGGATGCATCTAATTATGTTGCAAACAAAGTGCATTTTGACGATCTGACTCGTAAGAAAGGCATTCTTGAAGCTGAAAAGAAAGCTCTCTCTCCTTTAGAACAGAAGAAACTAGAAGATTTGAGCAATTGGCTTAAGGAATTTGCTGTCACGCATAATGACGACGCTATAGACGCACTCAATCTATTCATCGAGAAACAGCAGGCGTTCAATAAGGCTCTAACAGACTGGCAGGTGCGCCATGGCATCATGACCAAAGCTACATATGATTCGCTAGCAGGTACAGGCTATTATGGTGCAAATGATGAGCTTTATGTGAAAACTGTTGCTATTCCTAATGGCAAAACAATGGAAGAGTTAGACGATGAAGTTAACGCTTCGATATATGTTGAAACACAGCGTGACTTTTTGGACGGTGCTGGTGTTAGAGGTGCAAATTATGTCTATAAGCAAGATATGCATTTAAGCAATAACATCGATAGTAACTATCTAGATCCAGTACTCGTTAACTCGCTTACCATCGATAATGTAGCAAAAGCATATCAGGGTAGGATGTGGTATAACTCGATGGTCGCAATCAAAGCTCCTACACGCGAGATTGACGTAACTGGTAAACCAGTGAAGAAGCGTGAGATCGAAAATGTAATGAAGCACGCTAGAAACTCCGCCGAGGAGGCAATCGACAGTGTTAGCCTAAGCGAATTAGGAGAAGGTACTCTAGGTAAAACTTTCCAAGAAAGCAGCACTACAGAAGTAAGAGGCAAAGGAAAAGACAGAGTCGAGATAAATAAAGTCGACAAATACCAAGAGAAGGTCAACAGGAAACTTGGTATTGCTGATGATAAGCAGATTGCAACTAATGTTGGCATTCTTGACGAGGCCCAGACTAAAACTGTTCTTGCAACATTTGGTGATGAAGCTCCTGCTTATGGCAAATGCAATACAAATGAAGAGCTTAAGGCCATTTTTGAAGGACTAAGTGGAAAGCAGCAGGAACAGGCTCTTAAAGCTATGGGTAAAAATCCTGTAGAGACTAAGAAAACTGTCACTACTCAGAAGAAGAATCCTGAATATGCTGCATGGAAGAAAGAGAAGGCTGCCTTTGAGAAGGAGCAGGCTAAAGCTAAAGTTGCTTTCGATAAAGAGCAGGCTAAACTTGCTAAGCAGAGCACAAAGAAAACATCTACGAAGTTCCCTAAAGAAGCTAAGAAGCAGCTCGAGAAGGATATGCGTGATGCTATTCTTTATGATTCCAATACAGACATCAAGAGTTGGAAAGAGCTTAGCACGGACGACGTGAACGCTAAACTAACTGATGCTAGGAAGAAAGAAATCGGTGATATTCTTAAGGATGATTTTGATATCGATAAGTTTAGAGAGCTCGATAATCCTAAGATCGAAGACGCTATCAAGCCAGAATATATCGAACAAGTTCGCGCTAAATATGGAGGAAAGGACGCTGAAAATATCGTTTCTCAATCTCCAGTAAAAGTGCTAGATGCTGGTCAGCCTTATGAACGTAGAGTAAAGACTGTAAAACTAGATTATATTGAAAATGATATAGATGCCTCTATAGCCGATAGCGTGCAAAAACTTAATGATGCTGGTTTACATGTTAACAACGCATCGTCTGGTCTAGTAGCTGATGCTCCAGGAAAAGATGAATGGTCAAACCGTGGAGCTGGATATATAGAATTTGATGAGCAAGCAATTTCTAAAGCTGATTACGATGCAATTGAAAATGCTGCAAACAAAGCTGGTTTATGCATTAGAAAATCAGGAATTGGTATAAATGGAGAGACTAGCTTCTTTGTATCAATGGATGTTACTAAAGATGGAAGAAGCATATCAGAATTATACGGACTTGCCGGAAGAGAGATGGCGAAAAAGTATGGCATTGAATATGGATTAGATTTAGATATGATGCGCAAACTAGAAGAAAAAGGCGTTCTATCTGAAGCCATGGACTTTAGGGAAAAAGCATTTGAAAGACGTCTCGAAGAACACGGTGGATACGCATTTGTTAGTGACGAATCTAAGATTAAAGCATGGAATACATTCTTCGACGAGTTAGGAGTCAGTGGTTCTAAAACTGCTGCCTCATCCGCTGTATCAACTACTCCTTCAGCATTCGAAGAAAAGACATTCGATAAACCTGCTCCTGATGAATTCATAACTGAAACTTCTGCAAAAGTTGAAAGCAGCAAAATCAAAGCCATCGATGAGCCTGGCGCATTAAGGGCTTGGAACCAAGCAGTTGCTAACACGAGCATGGTCGATGATCTGAACAAGACTTTCATTGCAGAGCGCGTTAATCCCGCCGAAGGTGGTCCGAAGAAAATGACGGAAGCCACAAAAAAGACTCTCACTAATGCAATTGCCGAGAAGACAAAATACAACTTCTCTCCAGAAAGCGTATCCGTCGAAGGCAAGACGATGGACGATCTTGTTGAGGAATACACGAAGAAGGGCAACAAAGAGAACGCTTATAATGAAGCAGTTAAAAAACTCGAAGATGCTCAAGCAATGGAAAAAGCTGTAGCAGAAGGTACAGATCCATTCTCATTGAGTACTATGGAATTCGGTGAAAGCGTGATCGAAATCGGCGCGTACCGATTGAAGAACTCTGCTGTAGGAGCAGACCTAGCGAAAAAAGCTTCAGAATATGGGATTGAAGATGACTCAATCTTTGAATACTATGTCTTGTCTAGCATGGTCGAAAACGCTCCAGATGGAACAATTAGACTTAGCAAGAAGTTTAAGCGTGCATTCGAAGATAAATATGAGGCTCGTTTCCTAAAGGCTCCTAACTCTGAAGGTCAGATGAACCAGCTTGGTCTTAAGAAGCTAATGAACGATGCAGAAGAAAAGATCGAACGACTGGTAGTAGGCAGGTGGGCATCATACCAGAACGACTTGGTAGAGCGTGGCGCTACTGACTTAATCGACACTAACAAGTACTTCGATGCCATCGAGGGCGAGATGAAGAAGATTGCTGGCGACATCAGCGGAAATCGCAATATAATTCAGGTTCTCGACGCTAGTGGCGAATATAAGTATGTAGAAGTAGACCCAATCGTTGCTGACTTATACAGGTCTAGACCTTATAACAACAGAGATAACGACTCGTTTATCAGGAAATTATCTCGTCTGTCTCGTCTTGGCAAAACTTCGTTGAACCCAGTCTCAGTGATGAACCAGAACTTCAAGGATGCTATCCAGTCGTTCGTTATGGCAGGTTGGGCACACAGCGTGACTACATACTCGAAAGAGATTGCAGAGATGTTTGGCGATCAATTCGTTAATTACTTGAGAGAAAGTATGGGCGAAGAAGGATGGCTGAAATTTTCTGAAGGACTTACTGACAGTGAGGCAAGACTCAAAGCTACAGAGTTGATGACAACTGGTAAGATGGGCGCAGAGCCATTTGTCGGCAATCTAACAAGTAGGCAGCTATTTAGGAAGAACGCTCCACAGGAAGACCTAGCTGGCCAGATAAGAAATGAAGCAGCAGAAGCTTACTCGTATCTAGGCGGATATACCAAGAAGAAAGGTTTATCTGCGAAGAAGAATGCGAAGAAGGGCTTGATCGATGCTATCGAGGATATCTCACCAGGTGGT